CCGCCTGAATTTTTTCATAGAGTTTCTGAACAACACGATCTTCATTGATTACAGGCGCTGGCGAGGCTTGTGTGGTTGTCGTTCCGTCTTGTGCGCCGTCTTCCATTGTCATAATTGTTCTGTTTCGGTTTCAACCTCTCTTGGTTGATTGATGGTGGCATCCATCAACTGCTGAACCCACGAAGGCTCCCTTGCAGTCAATTGAGCCTGTTTGTCCACCTCTGCCCAGAGAAGCTCAAACCCCCTCCGCATAATGGCCGCCTGGTAAAAACGTTCTTTTGCCTCGGCTGAGCCGTTTGGCAGGCCGGCGCCACCGTATTGGTGAGCTAGCATTTCTGCCATGAGTTTTAATACGGCATAGCTATCCGTGACAGTAAGGGCTCTAAGCGCTGCGCGGAACTGGGCGACCGTTAGAGGGTTTTGGCGGCTGCCCTGCAGCCGGGCCTCCTGGGTTGTTTTGCGGGCCATTGGATACTCCATTCACTTTGGACAGGACCATGTTGACTAGCTCCTGGTTATGCAGTCCGCTTTCCAGTGCCAGTGCTTGCGCAGCCGGATCTTGCATAGCAATTTCCGCCGGCGATAACCAGTCTTGATCATCAGTTTCTATATTGAGATCAGTAAATAGAGAGCGCACCACCTTGGCGGTTAACGCCGGGGCATTTGGCAGGTATTGGGACGTCTGCCCAATTGCTTTCAGCGCCTCATTCTTGTTCATGATGGCTTGCTGCTTATTGGCCACACCATGCAACCCCAGCACCTCAATAGAACGGGGTTGCAACCATTCATCGAATTTCAGCTCGCCTGGCTGTACGCTATTGCCAACGATACGGCCAAAGCGCACCACACCGTCACGGCCGCGCCCGGCTTCTTCCGGCACCGCCGTCTGCTGATTCATGTCATAAGACCACTGACACATTGATTGCAGCGTGTCGCCAAATTCCTCGGTGAGTTCATCGACTGCCAAGCCTTGATTGGTAGCGCGGAAATTGACCGAGGTTGCCGTCTCTCGATTACCCTGCTGACTGCCATTACCATAGGCACCAGTGACTTCGAAGCCGCCGCCGATCTTGCGCTTGTAATATTCCATATTCTCAAACGACAATTGCAGACCGCGCTCAGGCACGGGCATGGGCTTAACTACATCGCCTGCTTGTAAAGCCGACATGGCGACTTCATTCAATGCGCCAGGTGTCATGAACGGCTGGTCGTCTTTAAACACACCAGACGCAATCAATTGCGCCGGAAAGGCAGTCGCCGCTGCTGCATTCAACATGATAGCTGCCAGGAAATTCTTTTGATGCCATGCTGACAGCAGCTTTTCCACACCGCTTAATCCATAAGCCACGTTGGTAAAAAACTTGATGAATGTATCTTGTAGAATCAACCTGTGACCTTCATCTGACGGGTTCTCTTCCACGCGGATAACGCGATGCTTACCATCGGTACTTTGAGCAACGTGAAAGTATGTGTCATGAAATTCCATGTCATTCCACTTGAAATAATGCTTGTAGAACGTATACACCGGCACGATGTCTGCGCTAGCAGTAGTGTGCTGTTGCGGCCGCACACCCATATTATTTAGCGACTGCAGGCGCCTGGTGCCTTCCGCTGTACCCCAGTAGAAATCACTGGCTTTCATCGGCGAGATGTCCTTGTAGTTCTCAAACATCTTCTCGCCAAAGTCATCGGTGGCCGCTTCCAGGTCGCTGGGTTGATACGCCGTGACAATGATCATGCCTGGGCGGCGGTCGCATAACAGATCCGCTTCCGGGTCCATCCAAACGTCATACGAATCGAGCACGCGCACCACGGGGCCCTCAAATTCGACTGTAGGCACACGCACACTATTGATTTGTTTGATGACGCTTTGGTCTTGTCCAAGCGCTTTGAAGTGCTTGCGCAGCCGTTTGCGACCTTGCAGTGTACCTAGTCGCCTGTACTTCATTTCTTTATGCCAGCGCATGTACAGATAGCTTGTGCCCCGGACAATCAGCTGCTTATAGTGCTTGCTAAAGACTTTGCGCGTGCCAGCTTTGCGGTGCATCCATAGCTGTTGTGCCTGTACGGCATTAACAAGTTGTGGTGGTTCGCCACTGCGGCCAACCACGGTCAGCCAAGATTCGTCTTTAGGCATAGAGGCTAGTGATAGCCGCAGTGACAGGTTGTTGACGCCATTAAAGATGTCATCTTCGCCGTATGGACTGGCGTCAACATAATCCATACCTTCCATCATGGGCAGACGCCTGACGCACAGATAACCGCGATCATTCTCAAGCCACTGGCGCTCTAGTGATCGTCGAGAGTTTTTCCAATATGGCAACATGTCATTCATCAAGAAACGCGCCAGTGAATCCATGTACTCACTGTCAAGCGGCGGCATGTCCGGCATTTCCCAAATCAAGTTAGCCATACGTCCTATCTCCTACATCTTGCCAATTAAGAAAACCTGTTCGTTCCCGGCGCTCTTTCTTTTCTTTGCGATGCGCGTACATGCCCTTGTACATCAAGGGATAAGTGGTGCAATCCGCTGCGTCTTCATGCGGATGCCTAGCATCAATGCGATGGCTTAGCTGACCGGAATAGTCGCTCTTATAGCGATAGCCACCAGACAATGCATCGTGAATGTGCTTACATTGCCGGACATCAACCAGCACCATAGGTGATGGAGCAACAGCGGTGCTTAACGTCGGACAATGGCGTGTTAGATAGCGCTTCAAAGCGGCATTACGGTTATCTACCCATTCAGCCCTGTTGGCACCCTGGAAGTTGTACTCGATTTGCCAGCCGTAAGTCTCCAACAGATACAAATACTCCGACTTAAGACGATGCATAGAAGTATTGACAGAGCCGCCAGCAGGATCGCCAATGTACTCAAACTTGTAATCTCTGAAGCGCTGGCGCTGCTTCCGCTGAATTGCTTCTGCTACCGAATCAATATCTGCATTGGCAAAATACAACTCGTCCAATACCAAATAACGATCATGATGATCGAACTGCGTGAACGATACGAAGAAGTGAACGCCAGGATCGAAGCAAATGAGAATTGGCTGACCGATAACGGGTGACAGACTGCCGTCTCTAACTTGATGCCATTCGCTATAAAGATCGCCAAATATTTTGCCACCAACTGAATTGTCGTAGCTAATATCGACCTGGCTGGCAAGCGTGATAGGATCGAGTTTTGCCTTCTGTTCCTCATACCATCTCGATGTTGGCTTGCCGTTGATGAAAGTTAGCCCTTGTGACTTCACGGGGTCTTTCCACCAGTTGAGTGAAATCAATACACGCTCTTCTTGCTCATCACCGGTTGCCAGACGGCCAAATTTGTTATTTCTACCTTCTGGCGTAGAAATGGCAATGCGCAAACGGCTGGTACCTGACGTGGAGCGCCAGGCGGGGTAATCCGTGCCATCTTGAATCTTGCCGAATTCATCGAAGATTACAGCCCGCACACGGCCGCCGGCACCGGCCGCTGCGGTCATGGATTCCGATCCAATGGAACCACCGCACGGGTTTTTTAGCAAACCAACATTGCTATGATCGCGCCAGTTCCAGCCGGCTGGCCGTTGCCACTCGGGTAGACGACGCAAGAGAAAGCGCAGCTTCTCAAATGGCGTATCCATATTGCCCGGCTCATCAACCTCCTCGCGCTTCCACGACAAGATGAGGTAAGAGCCGTTATAGAAAAGAAAGTCGTGTAGAGCGGTGATATAAACCGACCAAGAGCCCGCCATTTCGCGGCACTTCTCGATAACATCATTCTCGCGATCAAACGTATCTGGATCGTTGCATCTGACAATAGCATCGCGCAGATAGAGTATGAGTTCCTCTTGGAACTCATAAGGAATAAATGGGAACTCTTGCTTTTCAGGCGGCTTCCATGGGTTGTAGAGCCAGCACCAATACTTAATCCAATGCAAGATGTCATTCTTGCATAGCATGTACTCGGCACGACGATTACGCTCGCCTTGCTCCCCTGGTAAGAGGAAAGAAGGCAGGCGCTTTATCCGCTTCTCTAACCAGCCGTCATAATCGGGAATTCTTAACGGCAGTTTTTCTTGCAGGTCGAGCGGATTGGTCATCCACAGGATCGACATCGCCAAACGGCAACTCCGCACCAAAGCCCTTCTCTAACTCCGGTTGCGAATCAGGCAGCGGTGCCCCTGGCTTTACCTTGCCTGTAAGAATGTCCAGCAATTGCTGGACATCAGGATCGGGATTCACAAATTCCCATTGACCGATTTTATCGCCATACTTAGACCACATCTGCCATGGCGATACTCTATTCTTACCAAATATCACTACCTCCGCCGAACCATCAGGGCCAATCGCCGTGCCAACCAACAGCGCGAACTCATAACAATCATTAGTCAGTCTATATCTGACAGAGCGGCGACTAGCTCCCCAGCCAGAAATGTCTATTGATTTGCCATTCATTTGCCACCTCTGGGCGGATTTTTGCCTGCTGGTGCTCCGGCTGCTGGTGGGCGTTTCGGGTTCATTGTTTCTTTCTTCTTCTTCGCCATGGTTGTGCTCCTGCAGGCAGGTGATGACATCTGCATTATAAGGGCAGTTTTACCAAGCACAAGTGGCCCGGCAAAATCCGAGCCGCTTGGCTGTCCTACCCCACCGTGGACAAAACCTACTTGCGATGCCGCTTACGCCAGTCCTGTTCTTGCTTTTGTTCGACAAAGTCAGACACCTTATTCGGTGTGCCTGGTATCATCCAATCAAAGAACTCAGCCAATGCATTGGTGTTAAATGTGCGCTTGCCTAACATGCGCTGTTCGCCACCAATGCCTTCCGGCTCTGAAAAAGCATACCGAGTCGAGTAGCCTTTGAAGCCCTCGCCCATCTTTCTAAAAAACCGGTGTATCTTTTGAGTACCGAATAGGCCAAAGACATTATCAATCTGTGCCAAGGAAGCGATTGCCAGTAGCGCTTTTTGCCGCTGTTCTGGCTTCTTCTTCTCATCAAACGCAGTATTGAATTGCTTGATCCAGCTCTCAAACATCGGTTGATTGTGCGCAATATCATAAGCACTCAGGCGCGGCTGGACGTGCTCCACTCGCTGCCCAAGCGGGTTTAACGAATGGAGCCCTTCAAGGGCCTGGTGCAGCATCTTGCGTTCTTGTTTATACCCATTGGCTCGCAGCCATTCATCCGCCTCTTTTGGCAACGCCTTGGCACCGGCAAATATCCCAAGAATGCCCAATAAGGTACCGGAACGTTGTATGACCTGCGCGACCTCTCCCCAGCCAGCTGCATCAGTCGGGGACTTCGCCAGCTTATTAGTTGCATTGATCAAATCCTCACCATAGCTGTGAACGAGTCGGGCTTGTTGAAAAACCGAGCGAGTGAAAGGGAAAAACATCTGGACGAGATCGCCATGGCGTTGAAATAACGTCCGCTCAGAAAAGCCCAGCGGGGAATACATAATCAACCTGTTCATATCGCTGAACATATTGATTCTAACCTTGTCCAACATGACTTGCCTTGATGCCGGGATGTCTTTACGTCGAGCTTGCATAAGCAGATCGCTCATCAAGCCCTCGGCACCACCGGGGTAATTCATCTCTTTTGCCTGGCGTACCGCCATGGCGGTACGAATAATCTGAATCTTGGCTTTCTCAGGTAGTTGTGCTCGCAGGGCATCAACTATCGTTGCACCAGCAGGTAACTTCTCAATCTGCTTAACTACAGAGTCGTTGAACTTGGCAATACCTTTGACGGCACCGCCAATAACCGGCACGCTACCGACTTCACTGTCTTGTAAATGCGTCTCCATGCCTCTGGTTTTCCAGGCTGTGACAAAGTCATGCGCCACATCGTACTTGCCGGCTAATTTGTTGATTTGTCCGCGAGTAAATAACTTAAGCGCCTCGGCAGCAGCAACAGGATCGTGTGCGAAGCCTGCCGCCGCCGCTTCGATGGCGTGCAACCCGGCAATCTCTTGGTTGCCTAAAAATATGCTGCGATAATAACCACCACGCCCTTCACGCAACAATCTCATCGCCAAGCCGTCTTCTGTAGCAGGTGGGCGTAATTGCTGTAAATCGTCCTTGAGAATACGCAACAGACGATCATTGCCAAACCAGCCAGCTTTGTGCCCGACAGCCTCCAGCTCTTTAATGCGCGGCTTCAATGTATTGTCCACGAAATCATCGGCAATGCGCTTGAAGTCAACCAGGTATTCACGCTGCCTGTCTGATAGCGCAGTGAGTTTATCGCTTGTAACGATTTCCTCCGGTGCCATCTTCATAGCTTCACGCCAGGCGTCTTTGCCTGCTTGTGTGCGCGAATCTTCTACATCCACGCTAACTTGATCCAAATCCGCTAGCGTTTTGATCCGCTTCTCGTGCAACGGCTTATCGTATTGCCTGACAATATCGGTATTGGTCTGAATGCCAAACATGCGAGCCAGAGACTGCGGGCTGACTTCGCCTTCAAAATGCTTCATGGCAGCTTTGATTTTCTCTGGTGCCACATGCTCGCCGACAAGCTTTGCAATCGGATCGAAGAATTTATCCTCTGACAATAGCCCGCCGATTGGTGCGTGCCCCCACTCTTCTTTAACAAAATCATGCCAGGAGTCAAAGCCTGCGGTTTTGGCTAGACGCTCGGCAAGCGGTGCATCTGGACTTTTCGCTATTTTAGCAATCATCTCATCGCTGGTCTTGGCATTCTTGGCGTATTGCTTGGCTAAATGCTGCCGCTTGTATATATCGTGCTTAGCCAGCCATTCCCTGATGCCCGCCGGATTCTCATCAAGTTGTTTATTGAACGCAGTATCAAACTCGTTTAAGTAATGCCGGCGATATTTCTCTGACAATTCGCTAGCTGCATATTCAGCAGTCGGATTGTCTTTCTTGGATTGCGCTAGCTCTTTGGTGATGCGCTCCTCAATATCCGGGTGCTCGATCCCTCGTTCACTCACGCGCTGCTTAACGTAATAATTACGTGCGTCTTTACGCATGGTATCAATATCGCCTTGAACAATCGCCTTGTGTTCTGGGCTTTGTGGTTTCCACGACATGCGATTACCGGGAATTAAAGGCTCTGGCGACAGCTCCTCTGGTCGTGGGGACGCTAAGTTTGTTCGTTCTTTGATGTAATGTGACCAGTGGCGTTCTTGTGGCTTCTCGGTCACTGCAGGCTCTGGTGGCGCTGCTGGCTTAACCACCTCTTCCCAGGGCGTCGCTTCCTGTTTAGACAACTCGACTTGAGCACGCTTCTTAGCACGTAGATCCTCGGCTTGAGCACGAGTCTTATTAATCACCAGATCTACGCCTTCTGCTTTCATTTTGCGCTTATATTGATCGATCTCTGGTATCTGAGTATCCTTAATGGACTCCAGGGTAGCTTGCACTAGCGGCGGTAATTCCGACGCCTTGTAGTCATCGTAAGTCTTACCCTCAAAGAATGACTTCAGCTGTCCCAGCTCAGCTTGCAATCGTGCCTCTTTACTGGATGGATCTGGAGGCGGAAATTCGTCATACAACTGCCGCGTAACATCTTCAACATTAGCCTTAGGTTGCTGTGGCGCAAATAATTCATCTATTTGGCTCTGTACCAATTCCGGTGGAGTCGGTTGCACTTCGCGGGGCGCAACCTTGCGGCCAATGCCACCGGCACCCATGAGCGCACCACCCATGCCAAGACCAATAATGCCAGTAGGCAATCCAGCGTTGAGCGATGCAAAAATATTTTGATTCTCTCCAGCGACTTGTTTCTGTGCGATATCTCCAAGCGTTCCATAAGCCTCTCCTGTCAGTGCCGCTTCTGCCAATTTCGCTGGAATACCAGCGCCTGCGCGGGCCAATCTCATGGCTGGCGCCATGGCTTGCCCGGCAAATTCACCAGCACCTGCAAGATTAGGATACTGCGACATACCGTTGCCGATCGGCGATGATGTGACAAATTTTTCCCAAGCCGGGGCTAATGCAAATGAGCCTTGTATCGGCTTGATGCCATTAGGTCCATACGCCAGCGGCTCGGAAGCCTGAAGCGCCGCATATCCGGCATTGCCCAGTAAATCGATTAACCCGGCGCCACCTTTCACAAATCCCTGAACGGCAGCATTGCCCAAACCCATCACGTCGCCACGGGATAATCCCGCACCAACCTCTTGTCCGGCTTTAATCGTGCCGGTGATCATGTTGGCGCCCATCTCGCCGGTACGATTCTCAAGGTTTTGTAACCACTGCCAAAAACCATTAGGCTTGGCGTTTGTTTGTGCCGGTGTGGTGGCAGCAGCTTGGGCAGCACCAGCAGTCGGCATCTGATCAGCGAATTTATCAATCAGATCGCGATTGTCAGATTCAGCTGAATCCGCTTGCATCTGATCAGCGAATTTATCAATCAGATCTGCCACAATATCACTTCACTTTCCAGCCGAGTTGCTGGGCCGCTGCTCTAGTTTTATTTCTATCGCCGCCGTGCTTCTGCCATAAAACTTTGAAGGCATCTTCGTTGATAGGCGTGTTGGGCTTAGGCGGTGTGGGCATATCTTCATCTGCTAACGCCTCACCAGCCTCTGGCGGTTGCTGTATTGCATTGCGTGGACGGGGCTTGCCCATCACTTTATCTACCCACGACCTGTCGTCTGATGGCAGCTCTCGGGCACCAGCAGCATGAAACACGCCGGATAAATCCAGCTCGGCCGCCGCTTCTGGGTTTTGTGCAAGATATTTCAGCAACGCTGTTGTCATCTGATGCTTAGGCAAACTAGGATTGACTGCTTGCGCCTGGGCGCGGTTGTACTGACTGACAGCGTTAAGATGCCCGGTTTCTGCCTGCGACTTGGCTAGTTCTGCCTTTAATTGCTCTGGCATCGCTTGTAGCAACAAATTAGCTTTCTGTCTCTGTTGCTGCGCTGCCGCAACAGCACTCACCATTTGCAGCGCCTCTTGTTCTTTAGCTGATTGCACAGCACCAAGATGACTCAATAAGCCCGCTGCAAGATTGGCCCGCGTTTGCTGCAGCGCAGCTTCGCGCTGGGCTTTTCTATCATGGTCAATTGCCTGCCAACTATCGAGCTTCATGTAATTGCCATCTGGCGGCGAGCCGTATTCACGGATACCCTTGCTGTTTAACTCCGCTTGATGTATGGCTCGTGGATCTGCTGCCAGCGGGTTTTCTTTATCCCAGGCTGCGGCTTTGTCATTCAACATCTTTTCTATCAGTGATGCATTCGCCAATGCGTCAGCATCTTCTGGACTGGCATCACCCAAGAGCCTAGTAAAGACATCGGCCGCACGTAAGTCTTGATGGTGCTTGGCGTCAAGCGCCCTGCGGCTTTTAGATGCGGACTCCTCCAGACTGCTGATTAACGTCTGGAAGTCTTTTGATGCAATATCGCCAGCGGTGCCATGCATAATCGCTTGCATCAAAGAGCGCGATCCGCCGGCATTATAAGCGGTTTTTGATTGTGGCACCGAGGCCGAATCTGCTAGATTATGAAATTCTCGACGACTATTTTGCTGTGCTGACTGTGCTGCTGCCACAAATGGATTCGGGGTCATCGTCGTTCCCGAATTAAAGGCGTTAGACATGTCAATCCTCGACAATAGCGGCTGAAACATGTTTGTCGCTATAGTTGCCCCTTGCACATCATAGTTGTCATACAAATTGCCAACAGGAGTGCGAGCAAAGCGTGTTAAATCTCCCCAGTCCATGGCTCACTCCTCCATATAAGGGCTCATGCCACCATTGTTGTACCCATAACCGGAGTCATTCATGCCAGCTTGATTAAAGTAGCTAACAATAGTTGCCGCATGTTCCGGTGACTGTGCCAGCCTGTCAATAGCTTCTTGAATCATTGGGCTAACAGGCGGTGCTGAAGCCGTTCCCCGGGTATCACCAGGTCTCATCTGTGGCGTTGACGGCACATACATTGGCGCACCTGTAACGCTACTCCAATTCCTCGGCAGGCCGGTGTTGCTGTTATAACCGTGTTGATTCAGATCCCGCACATACTCAGGTGAATATATTTCTCTTTGCGGCCGTTGTGTTGGTGTTCTTAGCGATTGCGGGCCAGGTGCGCCATGACCAAAGCCGCGGGGGTCTTGCAATGCCGATAGCATCCATCTCTTATTAGCTTCCGTGTCCAGGATCTGTGGTGCCACACCAATGCCGCCCATGCCACCATTTAGCCCACCCCAATGTTGCCACATCTTCGCCATCTGGTTGTGATACGCTTCTGTCCAGGGCAACCCCGGCCCCTGTTGTTGGCGTTTTTGCGCGAGATCCTGGGCGCGAATTGTTGAAATTTGCGCTAACGCATTTGCAAGATCGCCGTATGTGTCAAACATGCATCACCTGCTAGTAGTAGGCGTGCTGTTCAGGATAAGTTCCCATCCCGACATAATTAGTCCGAGTCGGCATCTGTATTTGCTGGCTGCGCAAGCGGTTTTCATTCACGGACTGCATATTTTGGAAGTTGCTTTGTTCACGCTGTTGCTGCGCCTGCAACATCGAACGATATGCATTCAGGTTGTATTCGTTCTGAGCATTAGCCTGAGACTGCCAGGCGTTGCCGGACATTTGAGCAACACCAAGCCCTCGATTGACGTTCATTTGATTGGCATTCTGTGCCATCTGTCCCTCGTTACCAAAGAACGATTGTCTGGTCTTGAGCCAATTCTCAAGCGCATTGCTTTGAAAACCCAGTGCCGCCTGCAGCTCATTGAGGTTATTCATGCCTTGCAACTGCCCGAGCTGGGCGCCGCCAAATGTTGAATCAGCACGGCCAGAGCTATAGAGCTGGCTTTGCAATTGTCCCTCGGCTGGATTGGCGTATTGCTGCCGCCAGTTTTGCCGAAATTGTTGCAAGGTATCCGGGCTGATGAGATTAGCGGATGCCGCTAGTCGCAGGTTCTCCGGTAACATCTGGTTCGCCGCCAGGGCCTGGGCTGTCATCTCCGGGGCTGTCTGGGACTGAGGCACCATCCCGCCCAACTGGCTGCCCCATTGAGCCATCGACATCAGTCCCCCTGGCGGTGGCTGGTATCCCGGTATGCCCCAGGAGTTCATGTCGTAATAGCTCGTCGGCATCCCAGTCAGGCTCCCCGCTGTCATCGCCGTAGGCTTGATCAGCCCCGGCGCCCCCGGGTCCATCGTGTAGCTGTTCGGGTTGAACTGGGCTGACGGGTACAGATCTATTGACGCTGGCATTGCTTATTTCCTCGCCTGCCGAGAAGACAGTGGGGTTGAGTAATTCAACCAAGAGCATATTAGAAGGGTCTCCGTGATAGCAAGCATCGGCTATTAAGACGGTCTTGGAAGCGAAGCTGAATTGTGTGGCTAAATCCCGTGCCTGCTCATTTTGTGGGTGAATTCTCATACGCACATTCAGACAGCCCAAGCCGCCCATGAGCGGGCGAAACATGTAAGCCAAGACCTCTTCAAAACAAGAATAGGCCATGTCTTGTAACGCAAAAAAGTTTAATTCAGCGCTGCCGCCAAAGTGAACATCGCGAATGAAAGCAGCGCCACACAAGGCGCCGGCCGCCCCGCGATGGCATAGAACCACTTCGCCTTCACTGATGCCCTTGCACCAGAATAACGACTCTGTGAGATTGCGATAAGTATCATCGACCAAGAACGGATTGTCTTGTAAGAGTTTAGCTAATCCAGGAGCCTGACTGATAATCAATGTCGCCAGGTTTTCAATCTCGATATTATGCCGGCTAAAAGCGCTTCTCAATCGCAAGCCGCTATACCGCTTGCAGTGCGGCTCAAAAGGCGTAATGCTGGTCATTATCGGTTTTATGCTCCTTGGCTTTGGCTCGTTTGGACAATGCAGATATCCGGCGAGAGACCGGTGTGATCATTTCGGCATCTGTGATTTCCGTCACTTGCACTGACGGCGGCGGTACGCTATTTTCGCCGGCAAACTTGGTAAGCAGCCGGATGGCAGAATTGGACTCCTGTTGCTTCAGCACCAATGCCGCCTGTTCCAGAGTGAGTGAGATGCCGCCTTGCTGCACCATCTGGTTGAATTTATCCTCCAGGGGCCCAGCGTGTCCCTTCTCTTTTAGTTCTCTATCAAGACTCAATAAAATCACAGTGCCGATGTAAGCCAGCGTAGATGCGGTCTTGGTAGCAAAAGAGAATTGAGGATCGACTTCTGCCCGTATCACACATTTTGCCAGATTGTTGTAGTAAAGTCGAAAGCTTTTGTAGTCGGTGATATTAGGCGGATCGTGGAGAAAGTCGTCCGTTTCTTTTCGAAATTTTGCCGCTATTTCTCGGAGTGTTATTGCCTTGGTCATGTTGTTTGTCTTTTGCCCACCGGAGCTTGTTGCACTTGGCGCTCTTACTAGGTGCAGCGGCAAATCCGCAAGCCTCATAGTCTTCCCAGGTACGCCCGACGCGCAGCACCCGTGGATTGACTTTGCGTTTACCAGCGAGCACGTCCACTATGTTAGCCGCTACCTTGAGAGATGGCAACCCCATAAGCTCGCAGTACCAGCTGAAACGTGGCTCTGCTAGCCATTGGCGATGTATTTGTATACTCTCGATATAGCTAGGCCGTATCTTATGGCTGTCCGGGGCATTGCTATAACTCTGTGCGTCTTGAATGGTCTGAATAATGAAGGCAAGGACAAAGCGCTTTTCCGGGCAGTCGGACAAGCCATCCGGTGGTATCCATGCGAAGCGCTCAATGTTCAAGCCACATACCAAGCCTCTATTGTTGCTTGGATATATAATCTATATTTGACAATTTGTCAAAGAAAAGAGCCACTGGGGAAAGAGAGACCAGTGGCTCTTGGTTTGCTTCGGCTTCCGGCGCTATTGTACTATAACTTTGGAGCCCGCCACCAACCCTTGTCGTCAAACTTGGTAGCACCATAACTAGCAGCGTATTGATTAGCTGCAGTTTCGCTTGTATAGCTAAAGCTGTCAATCAAGGAGTTGTCTTTGTCGAACATATTGATTGAAAAATGCGTGTTGTCTTCTGATGCAACCTTCTGGATCGCTGCCACCGTGCAATTGTGCAATGTCGTAGTGATTTCAGTTTTTTGTGTCATTGTTTTTCCCTTCTGTGTTGCGGAACCAAGATGCAACTATATCACGAATCGCCGATGCCGAGCGCTTCTGAGTCGTCATTAAGCTCCCGACTAGCTCCAGTATTCAGGATGCATAGCAAACATAGTTTACGGGAGTCACTCTTACGGGCATCCAACAATCCGCAGGTGGTACATTTACTAGGTGTACCAATATATCGGTCAGCTCTTGATCTTGCTGATAGCCGCTTTGTCTGCTGCGTCTCTTTCATCACAATAAGCTCTAACGAATCCACGATACTCTTGATCGAACAAGAAGCCCTCGACGCAGCCAGCAATATTTGGAAAAACAGACGCACCAATAGAGACACCGCTCATGGCAATACCACGACAAATAGCATCGAAGACTTTTGTTTTTGCTTCAGTATCGCTCATAGCTATACCTCATCACTGTCTGGTGCAATCCAGTCAAACGGCATTCTGTAGATCTGACCGGGTTTCTGCCAGGGATCATTCTCTGGCTGACTAATTATTTCATCGGGATGCGGTATATCCCAGCTAGTCGTAGCAGAATACGCACCTGCTTGCGCCCCGGCGTGAAAGTCATCGTTATGAAATCTGGCTGCAGCTTGCGGGCAGTCATAATCAACCTGGCGACGGTATTCTTGCTGGGCTTTTTCTTCAACATATTTCAACAAGATAGCACGCTCTTTGGAGCAATAAAAACAGGTACAGCCGATACCATCAACACGCTCAGTGATGAAGAACCCCGCATGTCGATAGCCGCTGGTTCGCTGGCGGAGCGCCGCTTCAAGCGTCCTGTAATTGGTGAATTGTGGTATTGTCGGTTTGTTGTTGTGCATTGGATTTACGCTCACGAACGAGCTTACGACCGAGTTTGCCGGCGGCTTGTGCCTCTTCTGATGTGAATCTATGAGCCGTACCTGCTGCATGAGCAGCGATGCCACCAGCAGAGGCAATCGCACGCAATTTCTCCTTGGATAGTGATGCAAAGCCACGTTTATTCATTTCGATCCCATCCCTCCAATACCAATTTCCGATAGAACGCTTTCGTTTTTGCATTTGGTCGAGCCGACCGCTGCAATGGTATCAAAGCGATATCCAGATGAGCCAGCAGCCGCTGTATGGTGTTTCTGCCTTCCAGGGTCATTGGTCGCCCCTGGAAGGCGCTGACTATAATACGTCTGACTTGTTCGACACGTTTCAGGCGCTTATGGACAATATGGCTGAGTCGTCTGCTGCTCATGCTGAGAATTGTAAGCGGTCCAGCCAATATGTCAATCTATCCAGGGGTATTCTGGGCAGTAGTTTTCTGGGCGATAGATAAGCAAGTAGTCGTGCGTTTTTGGATTGGCTGTTGAAATGTGTCTTGTGATCTGGCAATGAGCATCGAGCATTAGATCGATGAATTTTGTGATAAGCGATTCGGTGAAGCCAGAGAGATTGAGTTTAGCATCGTGTTTGTATTTGAATGATCGCCAGAAGGCTCTAGCCAGGATCATTTCAGCTGGTGGTAGGTTATAACAATACAGTTTGTCAGTCATCATGCAGACAGTGTATGTGCAAAAGAGAAAGCGTGCAAGAGGCTTGCACGGCCCCAAGCACGCTGCTTGCACCACCAATAGCTTAGTTGAACGAGCAAGTCATATGATACCAAAACACCGAGTCTGACGGCCCGGTGCAATGGTGTTGAAGTGCGTGACACCCTGAAATGCAAAACGACAGCTTTTGAAGGCTGCCGTCTTTGGATCTTTTGCAGTTGACTGAGGCGATGTGGTTTATGGAAGAGTACAAAGAGCCAGCCTGTACCGATCCCGCCCCTCTCGCTCGCGGCCACACGACCGTATGAGCAAAGCCAACCTCATTGACAAAATAAATTGTCGCAAGTACGGTAAAGACAGTCAACACTTGAGAAGTGATTATTTGAATGAAAAGCAAATCAGAAATTGAAGAAGCATTGTCCGTGTTGTTTGGGCCGGTGGTATGTCGCTGCAAGACATTCCGGTGCGGGCATGGCTGCTGCGAGGTTGAAGATACGGTGTTAGCCAATCCGTTGTGTCCGTTGCATGGAGTAAAGCATGAAGATGATGCAATATCTCGCCGTTAAGGCAATGCAATTAGGGGTATCGGCGTCGCTGTTAATTGCAGCGTGGTATTTGCTCGATGGCGCTTGTGATTGGAGCGTGGCTGCACGGCAGATCAAGTGGCGATTGATTGACGCTTGGGAGCGACTTACTCAATCACAAGTTTGACTTTATTGCGGCCGCGAACTTTTTCATTAACAATCAACCAGGCTGCGTGGTTGTTGTTTGCAGCAGTGATCATCGCCAGATAAGCGTCTTCACGACGAGTAAAACGATCGAGAGAGAACGAGCCTGATGTGTGTATGACCACGTCATAGATTGGGTGAGTAGTCCAGAGATGTTGTCCAGTCATGTTGTCCAGTCATGGTTGTTCTTGGTGGCGGGTAAGGATAGCATTCCATTCTTTTTCCGTGTAAGCGGTGTATAGACAACCTTCGTGGTATTGGCCATCGAGGCTGCGAACGAAGATGCGGGTACCCCAGACGACGACTTCAAAAGGGATAAGCGATGGTGGCAAAAGTACATCAACACCAACTGGTGTGCCATCACGCAGATAAAGCGGTGTTGATATCATGCCACTAATACTGGCTGTTTGCCGGTTTTGGCAGGCATGACCACTTGCGATTGTGTAGCAGTCCCGGTTTTGTTTGGCAGCTTCTCGATCAATTCCCACATGAGGTTGAGAGCATGCACAAAATCACCGTTATCGTAAGACTTGATAATTACGGCGAGAAGCTTTTCTTTCAGAATATGATGTTGTTTTGAAAGCTCAAAGGTCTCCGTTAGGAGGCGATTTATGGACATTTTTTCTCCGGGATACCTGGAATGACTCCAGTTACAATGACCAATGTTTATGAAGCCAAAGGCTTTCCAGAAACAGGACCACAGGCAGCCACTGCCTGTGGTCCTGTGAAATTTCCCGGTGCATTTTGGCAGTGAAGCAAAGAGATTTACATTGAAGGTGAGATTATCGAAGATGGTTTCGTTCATTTGTCGGTTTACTTTCGAAGTATATCCATTCGTCTGAGGCCATGTGCGGTCAAATTCTGTGTGTTTGTTTTTAGTCATCAACTATGTGTACTACGTCGTCCTTGCTTCTCAAAAGTTCTGCCTTCTCCTCGTGCCTAAGAAGATCGAGTAAGCCGTCAGAGACAGAACCTTTCGTGCGTAATCTACTGTGCAGACCAGTGATTTGTTTTTGCATTCCAGCGACTTTGCGCTCTAGCTCTTGAACATGTTCAACCAGCGCGTTGTAATCGGCGCTGGTCGGCTGAGTCCCAGCGGTAACGTAATACAAACCAGGCAGTTGTTTGGCGGCAACGGCAGCAACACTCAAGATAAAAAACAATCCGATCGGTAGTAATTTTGACATGGCAATATTTCCGGGCGCTGGAATTATTGTACTTGCAAATTTACGGTTGTCTAGTAGTCTGGAGTATATATATATGGGTGAGATAGTCGATATCACAAGCAATCAACCACACTGGAGCGGTGCTGCTGTGTGTGTAGGTTGTGGCCACGAGTGGATAGCTACAACACCTATAACACCTAATATAGATATTTTCCGGTGTCCGAGTTGTGGCTTGAATAAGGGGATATACCGGGGATTATACATACCCAATACAGAGGAAATTGTTTTATGGTGTATATGTGAGAATGGTTTTTTTAGTGTACTGCAAGATCATGTACAGTGTATTCGTTGTGGCAGGGGGCATTTTTATGCCGATATTTTGTCACCACCAGATAAAAGTGGTGCATAATCCAGGTGCAACCACTTGAGGTTGCACACCGGGCTCTTGCGATAACTTGGGGCCCGGTGTTGTTTGGTATTGTTTTTAGGTGCCGGGTATATTTTTTCTGTATTTTTCTAAAGACGAAAGCCACCGCTTTCGAGGTGGCTTTCGTCCCAGATCTTTCACTTAGCCTTGGCAGCTAAAGAGACATTTCCGGGAGACCCGTAGTTATGTTCACCATTTCTGTGCTGTTACTGAAAGAGCTGTTTTCTTCGTGTGGCATGCTGATTATGATACCACATTTGCACAGAGTGCAAGTCTTGCTTTACAGGGCAGGCATTGATGGCAGTCTTGCGGGATGAATAAGTCCGGGCGATTTTTGATTGCCACTAGAGGTGTTGGTGCGTGACATGGTCTGGCGGAGTCAGAGATAGGAACAGTACTCCACAGTATTTCAATTGGCCCGCCGGCAAGCCCTGGCAATTGCTGCTGCCATGTTTTTGGCAGCGATTTTACCTCTTCGTCCGTCGCCGCTCTGTGCAGGCACATTGTCATATTCATACGGAAGCAGCGTTCTTTTGATTCGTCACCCAACGGACCAATGATATCTTGCAGCACGGCAGATGGTTTCTGACGTTTATTGAGAATCCGCATGCTGTCTTTCCACTTAGCGGTGTTGATAAATTGTCCGCTCTTATTGCGATAGCTCATGCTCGCCAGCCACACGGGCTGGCCGTCCATTGCGTCTTCTCATTTGTTCAGTGACAATACGGCTGTTACATAGGCATCGAGGCGCATGTAGTGCAACTCTGTGTCTAGTTGTTCGTTGGCCAGCAGATGTTCTTGTGCTTTTTGGCGTAGTTCAGCGATTGTGTTGATGTACATGGGCACCTCTATTAAGAGTTTCTGCGGCTGTTGTTCCCTTGCGCATAACTTGATAGACGGACGATTTACGTGCGGTGCAGCAACTGCATTGGCATGGAATTGTAAATTCGTCAATTTTCTTACGTTCTTGTTCTACGCAATAAATCCAGTTGTCAGCAAAGTTTTCTTTATTATGACAATGAGATAAAAGGCTTTTGGGCGGCATCGCTTCGACAGCTGCACCAAGGCGTGCCAGGCGAAAAACTTCTTGTAAGTCGGGTTGAGCTTGTATTGTGTCGCTAGCACACCCCATCTCAATTGAGAGACTATCATACGCATCAGTCAGTGCCTCAATTGCGGTTTCTAGGTCTCTGAACATTGTCAATCCATCGCCGCGGTCGTTAGAGTTCTGATTCTACCAGCGGTTGCGTTGTTGTCCAGTGGGTTGATTGTATATCAACTTGATATAAGATTCCGAGTAGGTGTTGGCCTGTGAAGGGGGTACGGTCCCCCATGGGTCCCATCGCTGCCATTGGGGGTGCCCGGGCCCGGGGTGTAACACCAGATCGCCTATAAGCCTCGCTGGCGCCCTGTTCTAGCTACACTGTAACACCACACAACGTCAGTCAATTCACTGAACTCACCAGTGTTACACCATAGCTAAATGCTCACCAGTGCTTGTTTTCCGGTTATACTCGTACACCATAAGTATATTTGTGGGGTATGTTACTGCAATAACGCGGGGTAGAACATTCAGTGAAACCACTGAAACAGTAGTCTAATGTCTACACAACATACCACTACAAGGGTAGAACATTCAGTGCTTTGACTGAAGAAAACCTTTCGAAAGTACCCCATAAATGTCGGTGTTACACCGACTGAGATGCCAGCCAGGATTATGTTTTGAGCGAAGTAGGGGACCGTACTCCCTTCTCTTTTACCTCAACGTCAGTCACTTTACTGAACGCTCAGTGTAACACCGATTTTTGTTTTAGCTTCTTTAGCTTCAGTTGCTTTCCAGTCCCTGTCTTGTTTTTCTTCGGTTTGCTCTGTAGCTGCTTTACATTCCTTAACACTTCTTAAAATCTAACTTGACAGATATGCTATTTTTACTAGATATTAGCTATTGATACTGTACGAGAAACGCTCAAAGACCCACCCCACACCGCCGTAGGCTAAGTGGGATGGGTCATGTGCGTGGACGCGCTAAAGTTATTGCAGCTGTTATCAGATATCCGCGCGAATTTTCGTGACATTCAGTGATTTTACTGAGAGAATAACTAGTTTTTAGCTAGTTTTTAGCTATTTTCTTCCTGCCAACTGTTAAAAACCATGGTTGAACAAACACGCTTCCTCGATAATCAAGAACGTTATGGCTTTATGCGTAAAGGCAAGCCGTTCTCCTGTAATTCTTGCGCCAGGCACAACACATCTAATAGCCCCAGACTCTATGATAATGACCGCAAAACCGGCCCCATTTGCCTCGACTGCGCTAAAATCGCTGTGCTTACCGAGAAATTAACACCGGTCACACCGCCTGTTGTGGAGCTCTCACCTGGCATCGATGAGCTCATGCAAAAACTCTCCGAGCTCATCGAACAACTGCGCCTAACCGAGCAGGCCCACTACCAACTATCCACCCAGGTGGCCATATATAATGATCGCGTGGCCGCCATTGAGGCATTCTTGAACAGCGGTTGGGCTGGCCGCTACAACGACATACGCCTGAAACACGGTTTATCTGAATATCAGTGAATCTGTTGACGCTATCTCAATTTCCTGATATCATCCTGATATCAGCCGTATGCTGATTGTTGCGACACCACTACGAGGTATATAGCCATGAAACAACACGTCGGCTACTACTGTTTATTCGAATAAGCCATGCCTACCACACAATGGCGAGTTAATTGCTGCGTGCCAGAAGCTCTCTTAGAAGCAATGGCTAAGCGCAGAATGAAAACGCATGAAACCTGGGCGGCAATTATGGTCAATTGCACTGCCCAGGCGCTCGGCGTTGAGCTTGATCCCGAATGGTATATTCCCAGAAATAATCGCTATGCCCGCGGCCTGGCTGGTTTTCGTCAACGCAAAGCGGAGATGCTAGCGGCCGATAAACACGGTCGTAACAGTAATGGCAATGGTAAGCACCAGATCTTAGAGGAATTGCATGATGACTACGCTTTCTAAATGCACGATTTTAAATGGTGACTGTATTTGCGTTGCCGTGCTCACGTGTTGTGGTGCCAATGTAGCCAAGCACCATCAGCACTCGTGGGAGCGGTATCACAAGACTGGTGTTGGTTGGTTTTGCAGCGCCTGTGATGCTGATAATCCAGCTGTTATTCGCCCTGGACTAACCGGCCGTCAAGCGCGTTGTACGTGCGGGCACCTAGCTCCCAGTAGTGGTGATATATCGTCCAATTATGTCGATTTGCCGTTTTTCCAACACTTGCCACAAAACGAGTATGACAGCTGGTATGACGGGTGCCGAGGATGGGATTAACAATTACCGATATCATTTGCCGCTATAACACTCGGCTCCAGTCAATTGGAGCCGAGCCAATTGCCGAATCAGACGCATGGGATACATTTACCGTGCAGTGGCAGCAATACCGCGCCCACTGTCGAACACTGTTATTAGCCGGCCCGCGACCTATTCATGAACGATGGTCTAGCCCTGAAGCTGTGCCTTGCATTGCCGATGGCAATGGATCGCTCTGGTCGCTAGACAATGGCATCTCAATCAAGCAGCAAGATGCCTGTGATTATACGTTAAATGAATACCTGCATGGCTTACCTGATGCCGATCAATGGAATGATCTGCCCGCCAAGGCAAAAGAACTCAGCTTGGATTTATCGTTGCTTCGTGTGCAGTACGGTGGTATTCTCGGTCCAGACAGCTGGTTGGCATTATCTCTATGCCGAAAATATATCTATGAGCAGCTCATCAAAGCAAAAACCCCAGAAGCAAAGCGCAAAACGGCCGCCACCGTCAAAACTCGTCAGCGTCGGACCTCTAAGCCCTAGCGTATATACATTTGAAATATACGCACAACCTAAAGAGCGCCAGCGCTCCGTATTCACGGGTAAAACAACCTGGCACATGACACCAGCAAAAACGCGAGCTTATGAATCCCTGATCCGTGAAGCAACCGCATTACAGCATCCGCTTGTGGAGCCATACAACTGCGAACTATACGCTATTTTGAACCTCCGATTTATCAACGACCATCAAGGCGATATCGACAACATAGAGAAATCGATTTGGGATGGCATGCAAGGCGTAGCATATAAAAATGATCGACAAATCAAACGTGTAGATAAAGAAATAATTATCGAACCAGATATGCCACCATATATCGAAGTTATCTTGTTGCGTCACCGCAGACGACTATGGCAAGATCGGCTATCTCCCGAGATACTAGAGTTTTTATCTCAAGCTTGCCCGTTTTAATGTATAATCACTAGTATCATTGAATGCAGTGAAGAGTCTGTGAAACAGTGGGAGAAAGAGCCGTGGGTTTAGCCGATCTGTTCATCAAACCAGAAGATATAGACGGATACGGATACGGATACGGATACGGATACGGATACGGATACGGAGACGGATACGGATACGGAGACGGATACGGATACGGAGACGGATACGGATACGGAGACGGATACGGATACGGAGACGGATACGGATACGGAGACGGAGACGGATACGGATACGGAGCCGGAGCCGGAGACGGAGACGGAGACGGATACGGATACGGAGCCGGAGCCGGAGCCGGAGACGGATACGGAGACGGAGACGGATACGGATACGGAGACGGATACGGATACGGATACGGAGCCGGAGACGGATACGGAGACGGAGACGGATACGGAG